CCCACTACGGTCCCATCTGCCGAGAATGCGGCCCGCACCTGCAGAACGCCATTCATGCCCTAGAGATTATCGTCATGCGCCGCGGCTAATTCGCCATTCGCAAACAGCAAACACCTTATGTTCACAAAAACCAAAACCATCCCCGCTGACCTCTACACCGTCAACGAAGACTTCGACCGCGAGGGCGCCCTCGCCTTCTCCCGCGACCAAGCCCCCGGCGCCTACTTGGCCGTGATGCTTGAGCTGCAGGACCGCCTGGCCGACGCCAGCACCTTGGTTGCCACCATGGCCACCGCCAAGGAACCCGGCTACCTCGCCCACGCCGCCGGCCAGCTCAACGCGCTGCAGGAACTCTGGGACACCCTCGAGCAACGCCGCACCGAAGCCTCGCGCTTGGAGTAGTTTTTGCGCCGTAGTTCAAGCCACGTTTGAACTATCGGCCATAAATGAAGCAAGGGTTCACCTGCCGCCGCCAAAGCAAACATCCCGCAACACTAACCGGCTTAGTGTAAGGCCATGTTCCCGATCTATACCCTTGCGGGACGACAAATGGGCGGCGCCTCTGTAGCCGCTTTTGGCGTATACCCGCTCGGGAACGCCGTTATAGAAACAACCCCTTCTTTGTAACGCGCCGTGACACAAATTGCAGGTTGTTTTTGTGTCACAAAAACACCGAACAGAAGGTGACGCAAAGTGTCATCACTTGTGCAGAACTATAGCCGATCCTATCCACGCCACACCTGCCAAATGTCTCCCGGCGACACAATCGAAGTATCGCACAACGATATCGTCCTGCAAAAAGAATGCTGGACATTTGTCCAGCAGTCGTTATACTAGTAGTATCAAAGTGGAGTAGTGCCCTCATGGCACGCGAGGTTTGATCGGTCTGGATGACGTACATCCTGGTTCCTACTTGAGAGGTTTAAGCTCATGGCGACAGATGACGCGGCTCCGGCCGCAGAGGTGGAAGATTTCGACGTTATGTCGATCAGCGAAGCGCTAGTCGGACTGGATCAACCAGCACCGGAAGCGGCTGATCAAAAGACCGACGCCGAAGAAGAAAAGCTCTCTGACAATGACGAGTCGGATGAATCCGAGGCCGAAAAGCCCGCGGAGGAATCCGAAGATGAAGATGCCAAGGAGTCCGAGGACGAAGAGTCCGAAGACGACGACGCCCCGGTTCCGCAGGAGAAAGTCCAAAAGCGGATCGACAAGCTGACGGCCCAGAAAAAAGAAGCCCTCGAAAAGGCTCAGACGCTGGAGACCGAATACAGCGCGGCCAAGACCAAGCTCGCCGAACTAGAGGCGCAGGTCAACGAAGCCAGCCGCCCCGTCCTTCAGCCCTCCGCGGACAACCCGCTGGCTGATGTCGATACCCCGGAAGCGCTCGAGGCTAAGGTCAAAAGCGCGCAGGAAGTCCGGCGATGGGCACTAAAGAACAGCGACGGCGCCACGGTAAAGCGTCCAGACGGCAGCGAGGTCTATGTAGACAGCGATGCCGTCAAAGAATATCTGCTCAAAGCAGACGACGTTCTGACCCTGCACGCCCCCGCGCGCCAGCAATGGCTCGCCCAACGCCAGCCGGCCGTCGAAGCAGCCAAGAACCTGTTCCCCGACATCTTCACCAAAGGCACCGCGCTCAACACGGCCTACCAAGCGACCGTGAAGCAAGCGCCCGAGCTGCTCAAGCTACCCCAAGTCGAATACTGGGTCGGCCTCGCCCTCTACGGCGAACAGCAGCTCATGCAACGGCAAGAAGCCCAAAAGGCCAAAGCCAGCGCCGCCAAGAAAGTCTCGTCAGCAAAATCAGAAGCCAAACTTCCCACACCTGCATCCCCGGTTAGCGCAGCCAAATCTGCCACCAAGACAAGCAGCAAAGACGCTGCAAAACGACTCTACGAACGAGGCGACCGCCAATCATTGGAAGCCTTCGCCGAGAGTCTTCTTAGCTAACCCAAAAACAGAAAGAACCAATCATCATGGCTACTGGATCAATTTTCCCAGTGACAGGTCAACGTGAAGACCTGAGCGACGTTATCACTATCGTCGATGCAAAAAACACGCCCTTCGTTTCGGCCGCCCGCAAAGGCGCCGACATCACCAACGCTGCCGTTTACAGCTTCCAAGCTGACAAATACAACGACCCGTCATTCGACGGCGTCTTGAGCAACTCGGACGTTTCCACGTTCGACGATCCCTCCAAAAACCGCGCCCTCCTGAGCGCCCGCGGGCAGATGTTCCGCCGTGCCGTTAAGGTGGACACGTTCGTCCAAGAGGCCAGCGACATTGCCGGCATCGGCCGCAAGAAGCAGCTCGCCGTTGGCGTTTCCAAGGCTCTCTTGGAGACCAAGCGCGACATGGAAAGTGCCTTCTGTTCCGACCGCGAGTCGCAAGAGCAAAGCGGCGCCAACCCGTATCGCACACGCGGATTGTTCCGTTTCATCGATAGCGCGGCTCAAAGTGACCTCCCGGTCCCGGCCGCCTACCGCACTCCGACCGCCAGCATCAACACCGACGCCGCGCCGACCGAGTCCGCCGTGCAGACGCTCCTCCAGAGCATCTACTCGCAGACCGGCCAGATCGACGACATGGTGCTCCTCTGCGGACCTTCGCTCAAGCGCACCTTCACCGAATACACTCGTTTCAGCACCGGCTCGGCTGGCGCTGGCCTGTCGATCCGCACGTTCAACAACTCTGCCGACTCCAAGAAGATCGTCAGCGCTGTGAATGTGTTTGAAGGCGACTTCGGCACGCTCCGTCTGTTGCCCTCGCTGTATCTGCGTCAGAACAACTCCAGCGACACGGCGAAAAACTCGTCCGGCCTCGTGCTCAACATGGACCAGTGCGAAGTCCGCTTCGCCAAGCGTCCGGCCATGCGCGAACTCCCTGACCTCGGCGGCGGCCCCAGGGCGCTGATCGATGCTATCGCTTCGGTCACCTGCTTGGCCCCGCAGTCCCAGGGCAAGTTCACCGCCGGTGTGGCGCTCGCAGCCTAATCATTAACCAAGGAACAAACTTAAAATGAAAGTCTACGAACTGCCCTACGAAAGCAAAGCCGCCTTTGGCTACACGCACCGGGTCATCCTTGACCACAACGACCTCACCGACACCGATGACGCCCAGACGATCAATTTGATCCCTGTCGTTGCCGGCACGGTTGTCAAAGCCGCAGCGACAAACCTGACATCCGTGTTCGACAGCTCGGACGCTACGACCATCACCACCACGGTGAAGATTGGTCACAACGACACGACCGCTGACGACGATGCGTTCATCACGTCTCAGGAGTTGAACCCCAGCGGAACCGAAGTGTTCTACAAGGTCAACCCCTCTGCGACCCCGTTCGTGTTCACGGAAGGCACGGCAGCCTCGCCCAAGTATATCCAAGCGGCCTTCGCTTGCACTACTGGCGACAGCCTTGCGGATCACAACACCGGCGAGCTGGAGGTCTTCCTCCACATCGCCAACGTTAACGCGCTCTAAGTCAGACCAAGTCTTGAATCACCTGCGGCGTCTCCGGGCGCCGCAGCTTTCAGGATGGCCGACTCACTCTGGACCGGCATCGCCAACGACCTGGGCGATGAGATGGCCCACCTCGTCAAAGAGGAACTCCTCACAGGTTGGAACGTCAAGGCCGTCATGGCCGGCCTTGAGCAGCAGCGCATCGCGCAGGCCAACGAGCGCCTCGAGCAGTGCGCTGTTGAAGGCATCGGCCAGCACACCATGAGCATCGACGCCGATGTCTACTGGGCTTGGGAAAAAACCGAACCCGGTTGCTGGGCCGACAAAGGCTGGCGCGATGACTTCAAAAAGCGCCACCCCGAGACCGCCGTCCACTACACCCCGCGCCGCACCACGGTGCTTGTCCCTTAAATGATCAAAGCACCCGACCGCGACAAAATCTCCGAGATCCTCTCGGACATCGATGAAGCCGACGCCGATGGCAGCGGCTACGTCCAGCGGAAGTTAAGGAACTGGAACACCCGCTTCTGCATCTGGGCCGGCCAGACCGACGACGGTCGCAAACACCAAGAAGCCCTCGGCAAGCGCCCATTCCCCTGGGACCGCGCCCTAGATTCCCGCGTGCGCATGGCCGACACCATCGTCCGCGACCACGTTGCCATGCTGACCAACGCCTTCTTCAAGGCGCGCGTCCAGGTCCAGCCCGTCGAGTCCATGGACATTGACAAGCGCAGCGCCGCGGAGTCCGTCCTCAAATGGCTCCTTTTCCAGCACGTCTTGGATGATCTCCGCAGGGAAGTGCAGCTCGCCGCCAACTTCCGCGAGACCTACGGCCTCGCCGTCATGGCCGTCGATTGGATCAAGACCACGCGCACCGAGATCAAGAGCTTCAGCATGGAAGACGCCATGATGATGCTGCAGGAGTCCCAAGACCCCAACCTGCAAGCCCTCCTCGAAGTCGTCCTCGACCCCGAGCAGGAAGAACTCGCCGCGCAGTTGATGGGCGAAGTCATCCCGGAACTCGGCACCACCGCCAAAGTCCGCCAGTTCCGCGAGAAAGGCTTCGTCGAATGGGAGCAGCCCTACGTCTTTGAAAGCCGGCCCCAGTGGACCGCCCTAGAGCCTTGGGAGGACATCATCTTCCCCGCCCAGACCTACTCATTACAGCGTGCCGCGTTCGTTGCCCGACGCGAGCTAATGACCGAACCGGAGTTGCGCGAGCGTGCCGCTGTCGAGGGTTGGGATGACAAATGGGTTGAGCAAGTCGTGGAGAAGAAAGGCGACATCCGCCGCATCTCACTGAACCTCCACCGCAGCGACCAGTTCCTCTACGACCACCAGCGCGACATGATTGAGATCTGGCACGTCTACAGGAAGGAGCACGACGACCGCACCAAGGCCATGCGCGTCACCCGCACCGTCCTCAGCTACCACGTTCCCGACCGCACTGCCGTCCACGACATCCTGCCCTACGCGCACGCGCTCTATCCCTTCGTCGAGCTGCCCCGCGAGCGCGCCTCGCGCCCCATCTTGGAATCCCGCGGCGTGCCGGAGATCGTCCAGACCGCCCAGGAAGAAGTCAAAATCCAGCGCGACATGCGAGGCGACCGCGCCAGCATCGTCACCTTGCCTCCGCTCAAAACGCCCGCCGCGCGCGGCAAGATGGATCTCATCATGGGACCGGGCGTGCAGATCCCCGAGCGCCGCCCCGGCGAGATCTCTTGGATGAACCCGCCGCAGCCCGACGCCGGCAGCATCGAAGTCGAAATGTCCATCCGTAACGATGTGGACAACTACTTCGGCCGCATCAGCGAAGCCGTCCCGCCGCAACGCTACATGCTGCACACCCAGGAGCTGGTCGATAGCTGGCTTCTTGATATGAAGCTTTGCCTCGTCCAGACGCTCGCCCTCTGCCAGCAGTATATGACCGCGGAAGAAGTCGCCCGCGTCACCGGCAACCCCAATCTCCCACTCACTGCCAGCCCGGCCGACATCCGCGGACGCT